ATGCAAAAATCTCCACCACGCAAAGTAAGTTTGGTGGAGCATCAATATATCTTGACGGGAGTGGTGATTGCCTGTCTCTACCAGACAACGCAAGTGCTTTTGACTTTGGGACTGGGGATTTTACGATTGAATGTTGGATCTATTGGGTGGGAGGAGCGTATGGGATAGTTTTTTCCCAGCGACATGCCTACGGCACTAACAATACTGGAATGAGTTGGAGGATTGACGATCCTAACGATACTATAGGATTTTGGCACGGAGATGGTTTGGACGGTTTTGCTACACCAAACAATGCTATATCAAAAAATACATGGACTCATATTGCTTTAACAAGAAATGGCAGCACATTTACGATTTGGGTCAATGGGCAATCTGAAGCAACAAACACAATTACTGCGAGCATGATTTACTATCCTCCAGTAATCGGTAGATCACAAGGGGTTCTTGGTGAATATTTGAATGCCTATCTAGACGACTACCGCATCACCAAAGGAGTCGCAAGATACACCAGTAACTTCACACCACCAGCAGCACAACTTCCTGGTAACACTATTACTGATAGTAGTAGTTATGGTCATACCGTAACTGCTAACGGTAATGCACGAATCTCCACCACGCAAAGTAAGTTTGGTGAAGCATCAATGTACTTTGATGGGATTGGGGATTATATTGATTGTGGAACCGACTCTTCTTATGCTATGGGGTCTGGAGACTTTACGATTGAGGGCTGGTTTTATTATTTAGGTACAACCAATTTATACCCAACTATTATATCAAACAATCCTGGAAGTTGGACGACTGGCGCTGTTATTTTTCACATTGATCATACATCACATCAGGACAAAATGTCTTTTTGGGCCTTTGACCATAGCAACAGTACCCCGATAGGCGTTAATACGACATCGATTATTTACAACCAATGGCACCATTTTGCTATTGTGCGCTCTGGCACGGTATTAAGATTGGCATACAACGGGCAAATTGAAGCAACCACAACAATATCTGCCTCTTTGGAGTTTAATTTTGATTTGTCATCGCTACGCATTGGTGGAGGGAATTGGGGTGGGCCAAACGGTGATTTCAACGGTTACATAGACGACCTCCGCATCACCAAAGGAGTCGCAAGATACACCAGTAACTTCACCCCACCAACAGCACAACTTCCTGGTGGGGAAACTGGAACTTTTGCATCAGGTCTTTGGACATCTTCCGATCATATCAAACAAATTCGTAATGAATTGTGGCCTGGATTTGTACCATCAATCGTCACCGATGGTCTTGTATTACACCTTGATGCTGGCGATAGTGCTTCATATCCTGGTTCTGGTACTACTTGGACTGATTTGAGTGGTAATGGGAATAATGGAACACTCGTCAGTATGGATGGTAATAATTATAGTAGTGCTAATGGTGGATATTTAGATTTTGATGGGTCTAGTGATTATGTTCAAGGAACTATTTCATCATCTACTTTCACTGGACCACATAGTATTTGTTGCTGGTTTTATAGACAAACCGTGAAACAGTGGTCTGCTTTGTTTTCAAATAATGTAAATACAACTTCTTGTTCTATATTAACTTTTATTGATACGTCAAATTCTTTAGGAATTAACCAATCGGGTGTTAATGGAACTTCGGTAGCAGCAGTTGATTTGGGAGCAGACCATCTTAATAAGTGGATTTATGGTGTAATAACATTTGGTGGAGTTTCTAATGGAAGTGCTGTAAATGTCTATGCTTATAAGGATGGGTCATTATTAACTAATAGTGGTAGTTTATATTGGAATATGTCCTCTTCCTCCTCATACTATGTTGGGAGACACTGGGCATCTGGTTCTGAAGTTCACGATGGTTTTATATCACAAGTCACAATATACAACAAAGCACTCACATCATCAGAAGTCACTCAAAACTTTGATGCTCTCAAAGGTAGATATGGATTATAAGGAGTTATAAGAATGCCAATATTTAATGGAGGAAGAATTGGTTCTAATAATGTTCCATTTACTGGGACTAAAAGTGATGACCCTAACTATTCTAGTGTTTCATTACTGTTGAATGGTAATGGAACTAATGGTAGTACTACTTTTACTGATAGCAGTAGTTATGGTCATACCGTAACACCTGGCGGTAATGCACAAATCTCCACTGCACAGAGTAAGTTTGGTGGAGCATCAATGTATTTTGATGGTAGTGGGGACTACATAAATTGCCCAGCAAGTACCGCCTTTAGTTTTGGAACGGGAGATTTTACTATTGAATTTTTTGCTCGATGGAACTCGTTTTCTAACGTAAATGTTATTATTGACACAAGGTCTGGGGGATCCTCGGCTAATGGCCTTGCAATATACACCGATGTCAATGGAACTATTGTAGTTTATAGCGGATTTACCACTTTCATTACTGGAAGTGCTTTACAGGTTAATCAGTGGTATTTTGTAGCACTTAGCAGAGCATCCGGCACAACTAGGTTATTTATTGATGGTGTGCAAAGTGGCGCATTGGCTTCTGATACCCGTAATTATACCGATCAAAATTTTTTTGCTGGGAGAACTAATGAATCTGCAATTAACTACTTTTCCGGATACATAGACGACCTCCGCGTCACCAAAGGAATCGCCCGTTACACCAGTAACTTCACACCACCAGCAGCACAACTTCCTGGTAGAGAAACTGGAACTTTTGCATCAGGTCTTTGGACTGGACTGGAGCAATGTGATGCTGTTCGTAGAGAGATATGGACTGGACTTGTACCATCAATCGTCACCGATGGTCTTGTAGTACACCTTGATGCTGGTAATAGTGCTTCATATCCTGGTTCTGGTACTACTTGGACTGATTTGAGTGGTAATGGGAATAATGCGACACTATTTGGAACTCCAAGTTATACAGCATCTCCTGGTTATTTTGATATTACAAGCGATAGCACTTATGCAAGATTAAGTTCTTATAGTCATTTGACAAATGATTTTACTTATTCTATGTGGGTAAGATTTGACGCTTTTGGTAGTTATGATACTTTAATTGAAAATGGTTCTTGGACAGATGTTGGACCGTTGTTTAGAGTACAAAGTACAACTTCAATCGCAGTATATACTGAAAATGCATTAAGAGGAACATTTACCTGGAGTCCAAGTACTAACACTTGGTATAATGTTGTATATACAAGATCGGGGTCAACCAATATATTATATGTTAATGGAACTCAAAGTGGATCAACATTTACAGATCAAACGAATATAAGTCTTAGCAATGCCTATACATTTTTGATGAGATCTCAACATACCACTGGTCAATTCACTAATGGTCAGTTGGCACAATATGCAATGTATAATAAAGCACTCACAGCATCAGAAATCACTCAAAACTTTGATACTCTCAAAGGTAGATATGGTCTCTAAATAATTAAAAAACAATGGCATTGTATTCATATAAAAACCAACACCCCAAACCACTGCCGAATCGTATTCGTCTTCCAAACGGATTCACAAGAACTGATGTTTCAACTTTCACTGAAGAAGAAATCATCAGTGCAGGATATACTGGTCCCTACACATACCCATCTCACGATCCAACAACAGAAAAAATAGAATGGGTTGGAGTTGGATTTACTGTAAGACCACACAACGACCAAGAAATTGAGAATCAATGGAGTGTAATTCGCAATCAAAGAGATAATGTATTAAAAGAAAGTGATTATACACAGGTAAGTGATTATAATTTTGAGATTACAAACACAGAAGAATGGAAATCATACCGACAAGAACTGAGAGATATTACATCACAATCAAATCCTTTTGGGATTACATGGCCCATAATGTCTTATAATCAACCAGAAGAAGTTATAGATATTGGTGATGGTTCTGGAACTTCTGTAGAAGAAGTTATAGATATTGCTGATGGTTCTGGAACTTCTGTAAATTAGGTTAGTTAAATGGCAAGATATCATAATCCAAAAATCACTACAAATAAGAACCTTTCATTAGTATTAGATGCTGCTAATCCAAAGTCTTATACTGGTGTTACGACTTCTGTAACAGATATAAGTCTCAATAACAATACAGCAACTTTATATAATGGTGTTGGATATACAAGTTCTAATGTAGGTTATTTTACTTTTGATGGAACTAATGACTATATGGAGATTCCTTATGATGAATCTGTAAACTTAACTGATGGTGATTTTACGATTGATTTTTGGATGAATTCCTCTAGTGACCAAACAAGTGATGTATTAGTATCTTATGGTAATACTAGTACTGTTGGTGGTTGGGCAATCAAGACTGCTACAAATAAACTTCAGTATTCTGTTGGGTTTGCTACTCATCCTGCTCTTGCGGGAATAGTTACTAGTGGTCTTGTATTGCACCTTGATGCTGGTGATAGTGCTTCTTATCCTGGTTCTGGAACCACTTGGACTGATTTGAGTGGTAATGGGAATAATGGAACTCTTGTGAATGGTGTTGGTTATGATAGTGCTAGTGGAGGTTCTTTGACTTTTGATGGGGTTAATGATTATGTAAGTTTACCCAACAATAATTCAATCGCATTTGGATCTGGGGAGTTTACTTTTGAGTTCTGGTTATTCCGTAATGCTTCTTCTCAATCCAGTATACTTGATACTCGTGCTCTTGGACAAAACCCAAGTGGTCAGATAAGTGTTTTTATTAATTCTAATGGTGAGATAGAGGTTATTGAAGTTGGTGTTACTAGACTAAGTGGTGGGTCTACAACAATTAATAGTTGGAATCATTATGCTCTTGTTAGGGATAGTAGCAATGTTGTTACTGGATATATAAACGGAGTTTCTGTAGATACTTGGAGTACATCTCTAAACTTTACTCTTGGATCCGCACCAAGAATTGGTTCTACAGTTAATAACACATTTTATCTTAATGGTTTGATTTCCAACACCCGCATCTACAAAGGTAAAGGTCTCACACCATCAGAAATCCAAAGAAACTATAATGCTCTAAAAGGAAGATATACATCACCATCACCTTTAGATCCTTTAGATACTTTTGGTATTACAGAAAACGCAGACTTCTCATCAGGAATTACAACTAACACTTGGAATCATTATGCTTTAGTTCGTTCTGGAAATGTTTATACTCCTTATGTAAATGCTGTTCCCGGAACTTCTAGTTATGTTTATGGTGTAGATTCAAATATGGATTTATATTTTGATAATGCTTCTATTATTCTAAATGCAAATGGTGATGATGGTAGTACGAACATTATAGACTCCAGTAAAAATAATCATACTGGTATTATCACTGCTTATAATGGTGCTGGTATTTCTACATCAGAATATAAGTTTGGTGGATCATCATTATACTTTGATGGCACTAATGATTATATTGATTGTGGAATTAGTTCTGATTATAGTTTCGGTAATGGTCCTTTTACGATTGAGTTTTGGATGCGTGTAAATACTTCTTTCTTTCATGCTGGTTCTCAAAAAACCATTTTTAATACAACTAGAGATTATGGGCAATTTAATCAGTTCATTTATGGTGGAATTGAACTTGAAGCAAGAATAGGATATGGATTTAATGATCCAAACATTGGACAACCATTTGCTTCCTTCTATTTTACTCAAAGAGACAACTCTGGATCGAATGGCACTGGTTTCAGTGTGCCTGATTATGTAAGTAGAGGTGCCTTCTTCCATGATAACTGGGGACACATTGCTATTTCTTGTGATGGAACTTATCATAGACTTTTCTTTAATGGTGTTCTTGCTCCTAGTCTAATGACTGCCTATAAGCAACCATACGAAGGAGACCAAATTATAATTGGTGGAAGAAAATTATATGGGAGTATAAGTAATTTTATAAATGCCTATATAGACGACTTCCGTATTACCAAAGGAGTCGCAAAGTATACAGAAGATTTTATTCCACCGAATCAGGCATCATACTATAGTAATGATCCAAACTATGATAACTTATCAATACTACTTCAGGGTAATGGACAAAACTTAAGTACAAGCATTATAGATTCCAGTCCATATAATCATACTGGTATTATCACTGCTTATAATGGTGCTGGTATTTCTACATCAGAATATAAGTTTGGTGGGTCATCATTATACTTTGATGGTACTGATGATTATATTGATTGTGGAACCGACTCTTCTTATGCTATGGGGGATGAAGACTTTACGATTGAGTTTTGGATGTATACTGATCAATCTAATTTTGCTAAATATGTATTTAGAACTGGTCCACGAAATAATTTAAATGATAACACTGTTCCCGATGGTGGACTTGCAGTTTATGTAAACACTGCATCTGGGGGTAGTGGGAATATAAGTTTTGAGAGAAAGAGGGGTGGTGGTAGCAGTGTCAATGGTGGAGACATAACTGGAGGGCAGTGGAATCATATAGCATGGACCAGAGAAGGTGATAGTCACCGTTTCTTCATTAATGGTACATTATCATATTCAACAACAGGTACAGACACTCGGAGTCCATATAATGAAAGTAGATTAATTGAAGGATGTAACTACGGGATAGATTTTAATAATAATGAATCTTACCTGGATTTTTTCAATGGATACATAGACGACTTCCGTATTACCAAAGGAGTCGCAAAATACACAGATGATTTTGTTCCACCAGACCGTACAAAAATTAAAAATAATCAGGCATCATTAAAATTTGGTGCATCAGGAATAGGTAATACAAATCCCTTTAATGGTGCATTATCAAACTTAAAGATTTACAAAGATTCATTAACTCAATCAGAAATTACTCAAAACTTTAATGCTCATAAGAGTCGTTATGGTCTCTAAATAATTAAAAATATACAGGAGTATAAGACAATGTACGAAAATAGAAGTTTCGCAATTTTCTCCACAACCGAAATTGATCAGGTTGATTTCTCATTAGTATGTGAAACAAGTGCTAATAGTTTAAGGCGTAGTGTATCTGGAGACAAAACTTTTGTAAAATGGGATGGAGAACAACCAGAGTTTGTTTCAACACTCACAACACTTGAAGGACCTTATACTCATGCAGAGATCTTAAATATTCTAAACACTGATGAATGGACAGAAATCGAGAATAATGAGTAGTTGTTGATGAGTAACCTGACGGTTCTGAAGTATAAATAACTAAAAAGTCTTAAGATGGCAGATAAAACAAGACGAACTGGTGATTTAGTATCTGATAATAATATATTTGTAGATATTGTTAATGATCGTGTTGGTATTGGAACAACAGTTGCAACAGCACAACTGACTGTTGCTGGTGATATTAATTTAACATCAGGTATTATCACTGCTACTTCTGGTATCGTTACTTATTATGGTGATGGTCAATACCTTCAAAATATTGTTAGTGGTGTTGGTATTCAATCCGGTGGTAATGTTATTGGAACTGGAATCACAACATTAAACTTTGTTGGTGCGGGAAATACTTTTGTTCTTAATGGAAATACAGTTGATATTAGTATTTCTGGTGGCGGATTCTCAGTCACAAATGATACATCAACAAACTCAACATATTATCCAGTATTTGTTGATACAACATCAGGAGACCCAACACAAACATCAGTATCATCAACAAAATTAAACTTCAATCCATCAACAGGAAATTTCTCAGCAACGCAATTCACATCACTATCTGATGTAACAAAGAAAACAAACATAATACCAGTATAAAATGCACTTGAGATTACAAAACAATTAGAAGGTGTAAGATTTGATTGGATAGATAATAATAAACCTTCGATTGGTTTAATTGCACAACAGGTAGAAGAAGTTTTACCAGAACTTGTAGAGACTTCTGATGATGGAATAAAATCAGTTTCTTATGGAAATATCATTGGTGTATTAGTTGAAGCAATCAAAGAGCAGCAAAAATTAATTGATAAGTTAATGGAGAAATAAAAAATGAGTGGATATTTTATTGGAACATCTATTGTTATAAATGATGATGCTGCTTATATTCACGAAAGTTTTTCTACTGTGGGTGTAGGAACAACAGAGAATGTTAAAATCACAGCATCTGATGGTGCTTATGATGATCGTTTTGGAAGTTCAGTTGCAGTAGGATCTGGTAGAATTGTTGTTGGTGCTTATCGTAATGATGATATTATCCCTAATTCTGGATCTGCATACATATTTGACCTTGATGGAACTAATGAAGTAAAGATAACTGCTTCTGATGCTGCTGGTAGTGATAATTTTGGAATCTCAGTTGCAGTAGGATCTGGTAGAATCGTTGTTGGTGCTCCTTATGATAATGATAATGGATTTGAATCTGGATCTGCATACATATTTGACCTTGATGGTAATCAATTAACTAAAATCACTGCATCTGATGCTGCTGGTAGTGATAATTTTGGAATCTCAGTTGCAGTAGGATCTGGTAGAATCGTTGTTGGTGCTCCTTATGATAATGATAATGGATTTGAATCTGGATCTGCATACATATTTGACCTTG